TCATCTTCCGCACTTGGATTGTTTATGGTAAAACACCATCGACGAGATTGAGCATGGGGAGTAGGAACCATAGTGGGACTGGGACAGAAGTGTGCTAGGTAATACTATGTCGCACACTTCACTTGTGTACCACAAAAATTTTATGATGAGTTCATTAATCCCTTATACGATTGGAGGCTTGGCTCGAAGATCCATAGTAACTCCTTTAACAAATCCTACTGTACGTAAAGTACTATTCGATACCGGTGGAAAAATTGCAAATTTAGCCATGCGTACCGCTGCTCGTAAAATTGCACGTGCGTGGAAAAAGCGGCGCGGGGGTCGAGTAGGTTATCGTACAGCAAAACGCCGTAAAATCTCCCGTACAAAAAAAGGTAATATCGGAACGCAGGCGCGCCGTAAAATGGGCGATCATGTCCACAGTTCAAATGCGAAGCGAACCACAATAGCCAATCAAGACCCCATCGATCGTGATACACGTACATTGTACATGAATTCCTTACTGACCTGTAGTTTAGGACAAGGCATCGATGAACGCGAGCGTAGCATTATTAACTGTCGTGGAATTAAATTATTTCATCGCTTCGTCAATACACAGACCTACGAGGTGACCGTTAACATTGCCGTTATTACAAGTAAATTTTCAAATATTGACCCGCCATTTGCCGATGGATTCTTCCGTGGATACGGGCCGACGCGCGGACAAGATTTCGATCCAACAACGATGAGTGGTTTGAATTTCCACTATGGTTCGATCAATACTGATCGGTACTTGGTACATTGGCATAAACGTTTTACTTTGAGTGCCGTAAATAACCTGCCGGCTTCCAACATATACAGCCATGCCAAGACTTTGAAAAAATATGTAAAGATTCAACGCCAAATTCGTTACACAGATAAACTTGATCCCGGAGACGGAACAACTGAACCCATCAATACTAACCTATACCTTGTATGGTGGTGTGATCGTAAAAGCGCTGGAACCGGTGATGAAGTGGCTCTAAATGCCATTCAACATACAGCTAATAGCATTATGTACTTTCGTGAAACTAGTGCTTATTAATGGACCGGAAGTACGGGTGCTAAGACGAGCTGCGCGAGTGTGTGCCGGACCCCTTCCTTCCTTTCGGTCTCGGCGGCGACGGCGAGACCTATCCATCCAACCCCTAGTGCCTTTAAAAAGAATTAATTCATTTCTATTTTAGATTTCACGAATATCATATCTATCGCCTGTGAGCTTTTCCATGTCCGGAAGCTCATTACAAAACACAACAACATGTGCTTTCTCTTTTAAAATCTTGGTGCGAGATTCATACTTAGGACTGTAGATCATGCGATTCTTCAGCTGCTCCAAGACGCCATACTGGAGATACTCCATATTCCCTCGGGGGATATCGAACAAAAAGACTGACTTGAACTCGTCGACTGCATAACTAAGATCATCACGTTTACCAATAGACAAATACTGAGCCTTCATCGGATTCTCACTAAGATATTTACGAATGAACCATGATTTGCCCTTACCTCCATCCGGATCAACAACAAAAACAACAGACCTATCGTCCGGAACACCGTCTAACCCTTGCTTGATTTCGATTTGCCAGTCGCGATAATCTTCTTCTTCGAGGACGGGTGGGGCTCGATAGTATTCACACAATTGCATGAGACGGCGTTGGTAGCGTAACCAAAGGTTGGGGTACTCTCGGGCAATATCTCGTTCACTGGGTGGCTTGGGGGAGGTCTTGATCCAATCAATGAAGTTGTCAAGATCGGAACGTTTTCCTTGTTGTCCTGGGAATTCTCCGTATTCTTCGAAATTACCGTCTTTCTTGCAGTAGTCCGCCGCGGCCTGAGAAGGACCACCTGTGGACTCAAGATGAGCTCTTCCATTGATACGCTGTTTGGCGGCGTTGAAGCGTTTCGCAGATCGGAAGATGACAAAACCTTGGAGATGGGGAGTTCCTCCTTCTCCGACTTCTCGACCGAAGACACCGTATATGACATCGTGACGAGACAAAGACTCAATAAGATTGCTTTCATCTTCCGCACTTGGATTGTTTATGGTAAAACACCATCGACGAGATTGAGCATGGGGAGTAGGAACCATAGTGGGACTGGGACAGAAGTGTGCTAGGTAATACTATGTCGCACACTTCA